CAATAGCAAACTTTTGCCAAACTTTTTTTCAAAAGTTATTAACAATTCTTAGTCCTGATTGATTTCGGATTTCCTGGATATGACTACATTGAACCAAATCTGCAGTACCATGAAACATACCCACCACTCAAAGTTAAACTTTGTGAGTAGAGATTTGTCATAGGTAGCCCCGATTAATACTACCAATAAGAACAAGTATATTAGGTAGTTCAGTACAGTGAATGTGATGCTAAAAGCAGAAGCGATTTTTTGTGAAAGTGATGTCATTATGAAAATAGATTTATGATGAGTGAATGTGTTAGTAATAGTTGTACATAGTGAAGAACTTGGTCGAACCCAACTACCGAGAAGCCGTTGTGATAGTCACCGCTTTCCCAGAAAGGTTTTCCTACTCGAGAAGTGACCCAGTCGGTTGCCGTGTGTGCGACGAAAGTTATGACCGCAAAAACCAATGCTGCGGTAAAGCTTGAGTATAGACCCCAAGCAGCCAGTAGCCAGATTAGACTATATGATCCCGTGTGGTATACGAGCCACTTGTTTTCAGACGATTTTCTTTGTGATTGCTCGTGTGTCTGTAAGACGAAGTCTCCTAAGTAGTGGATGACTAAGATGATTAAGATTGCGTGAAAGTTGTATAGCATGATTATTGTTTAACCCAGTACCAAACATCAATGTCAGTTTCAGAAATCTTAGCATTGACTTTGGCTGCAAATTCATCTGCCGCTTTTCTTACGCCCTCGATTGCTCTATAATCATGTCCTGCGAAAACACCTCCTGGTTTAAGTTTGCTGTAGAAATTTTCACAGTCCTTTAACACTTGTTCATATGTATGTAGTCCATCTATGAATATGTAGTCGAAACTTTCATCTTGAAATTCTGCGGCAGCATCATCAGAAAGCTGCTTGTGCAAAATGTATCTTTCACCGTACTGTGATAGGACATCGGACGCAACCTTTTCGCACCAATTTCTTTGCGATTGGTCCAAGTCTGAACCGTTCCAATCCAAGTATCCAAGGTATGGGTCGATACCGTGTAATGTTAACATAGGAAGATTTTCCAGCATAAAGTCTGCGGTGTCTCCTATGTCTACGCCTATTTCCAATCCTACGATTTCTTTGTCGTGTGGCACTAGATCATAGATGCCTCTTCCTGATATGTGTTTTTTCATTAGCAAAAATCTGTTGATGATGATACTCTTAAACCGTCGACGTAAGTGTCGTGGTACTTACTCGTGTCCATCCAAGAAATTCTATGTGATGGGTTTTCTTGATAGTATGTCTGTGTGTCCCAGCCGTCTTCAGCACCCCATTCGTATGCCATCTTTAAGAAGTCTTCAGGACTTAGTTCATCGCCGTACTCGTCGATGACTCTTCCGCTTTTGACGTATTCCTCAAGACTGGCTTTATCCTTGTAATACTTTTCTTTGTTGAAGTTCCAGCAAAATTTCCAACCACCGCTGCGCTTACCTAAGTGTACGAGTGTGTCTTGCGTGAATTCGTCCCATGGTGAGAAACGATCCCAGCTGTTGGGGTTCTCAACAGAAAAACTTTGATTGACCGCTCTTGCAGAAATATCCATCTTGCGAATCTGTGCCTGTAAGCGGTTCTTTCTTTGTTCCATTTCCGATGCCGTCGGAATGCGGTAATAGTTAGTTCCCATGATAGTTAATTTTTGCAACCGTGACAGGAATCGAACCTGCTTTCTCCCTTGTGATCGGGTGCGTTCTCCAACACGCCCCACGGTTTAACCCCCTTAATGTTTTTATACACTTAATTGGTATTAGTTCTCTACATTTGCGAAAGGCTTGCTCCAAGTTGGACGAAGCAACTTCCAGATGCCCTGCGAATAATCTTTACCATCGTACATACTGAATAGTAGACTCGGGTACTTGTATCGCAAAGCAAGTTCAGCAAAAGTCTTACGATCATTTGCTGACCGCATCAAGATCTTATAGATCCATTTGTATTCGTTCTCCAACATTGTGTAAGACTTGTTGAGATCGTCGATTGTTGCGCGTACCCAGTCGAAGAATTCGTCAGGCACTCTCTCAAGAAGTTCATCCATAGACTCACCTTTCATTAAGCGTTCCCAAATGTCGACGTTTGATACTTGAGTTATGATCTTGTGTAGACGAACATAATCTTCAAACTTAATCTTCATGCGGTAGCCGCTCTCGAACTTAATGACGAAACCTTCTTTATTGGGCTCATTTAATGACTTTAGAGCCTGCCAACCATTTGTGAAATGGTATACATTTACGAGTTCAAATGTATCTTGTAGACGATCTTCTATATTCTGGCGAGGGACTTCAGAACCAGATTTGGTATGGATAACACCAAGAAGAACCAGTTTCTCTTCTTTTCCGTAGTCAAGAACTATGCGGTTCTCTGGGTATATGATCTCGAACATGTGCGTATGACCGTAAGCAAGATCGTGGTACGGCAACTTCTGTAGCATCTCCCAACCTTTCACTGCTTGTTCGGAAGTGAATGATCCTCGAGAAGCAAACACCGGATGAAGCTCTTGAGATGCATCATCTGCATACCAAAAGAAGATACCTAAAGAACCGTCGACTTTTTCATAGATCTCGTAAGATTCGTTAGTCGGAACTTTATCTGGAGCTTCTTCCCAGTTGAAGAACTTACCAAAAGGACGAGCAACTATTTCACCTTTGCTGTTAAGAACCAATCCACGAGCGGCCAAAGTTTCCAAGGTCCAGTAACCTTCGTACTGAGTCTTTTGAGAATAGTTATAGATCGTCAAGTCCAAAGTCGGGTGGACTTGAGAGATCAGCCAACCTTCGTTGACCAGCTCGTCGAATGTTTCTTTATAGTTCATTATGCAATTTCTAAAAGCGTGATTGATGCGCGAATGCGTTTTCCGATTTGACTTCCGTAAAGAGGGTGTGATTGAGAGGAACCGTCTTCAACAAGAACAGCTGATTTAGCAGAGAACTTTTCGATCGTGTAAGTCTTACCAGCACAACGAGGATCCTTGATGATTACTTTTGAACCCACGGTCATGGTGCTCTTGATCATGTTGCGTTTACGTTTTACACGATGATTGATTTCTTCTACAAGCATAGAATTGATTGAACGAAGATCGCTGTCTGAAAGGGCGTCCATTGAACTTCCAAGGGCTGTCATGATTTCTGAGTAATTCATATTTGATTAATTAATTATAGAGCAAAATTAACCAAAAGAATTGACAATAGCAAACTTTTGCCAAACTTTTTTTCAAAAGTTATTAACAATTAGTTAAGATCCCAACAAGGACCTAAAATCAACTTAGTGCAACTCCAGGACGTTACCTCTTTTTTATGCTCTTCGTTAAACACTGCCATTTCTTCTGGGTTTTTATTCATCCACAAACCAGGTTGATCGAAATCATTCATCTTTGCGATTCTTATCATTTCGTTGTAATGCTTATCTAAGATGTATCCTTTAAGAGGAACGACCGTTCCAACACAAGAAGAAAGAGTAACTTTGCGCCCATCATAAAGAGCGTAGTACCAATCGTCACCATCATCGCCGATTCCAATCAATCGGTAGACTTTATCACTGCTGATGACGTGCTGACCTTTTAGGTTTTCGTATTCTTCGGTTATGAGTTTAAGATTGTCCGTCATTATAGTTTTCGGTTTCTTTCAAAAATTGTTCGTGTGCTTCTTTGCTTTCATCGAAGATTCCCATCATTAATTCTTTCCCTCTTTCGAGATCTTTTTCCAAGATCCATTCAACGCGGTTGACGTATTCTTCTACACTGATTCCAAGGTCGTTTGCGATGGCTTGGTCCATCATGTCATATAGTCCTAACATAATCTAAATAATTTTTTCCACCAAGGTGCTTTTCCTATGATGATGTTTTCTGTAATGTAACCGTTTGAAACAATGTTTCCTACTTCGACACAAGCGTGCCTTGATCGAAGTTGAACCTTAACTACTCGTTCTATAGGATCTTCCATTTTTAAGAACTCATTTGTGTGTTCACAAAAGTAAATTCCAGGGTCGTTATGATTTCCTTTAGTCGATCTTCCAATGATCACTGTGTTGTCGTGAACACTTTGGAAACGATTCACATAGACTACGATTCCCATTAAGTAACCTACTCTGTCGAAACCGTGAGATGACGATGTATTGATCTCAGCAAACTCGTAAGCATTCGACTTTTCGAGCTCCCACGCCATCGTGGGATTGACGATCACAAAGTTCGCGGGACCTCTTCGAGTCTTATGTGCGATTTGGTTTGATCGCTTTGCTAAATGTGTTGCGAGGTTTGATGTATACGTAGGGAACGAAGTCTTAAAAAGTTTTTCTACCCGTTTAACCCAGTTGGTCTTTTGCGCGTCGGATGTTGTTTCTCCTAGGCTTTTGTACTTCTTATAGAGCCTCATCTGTGTCTCAGTCTTCATCTCATTGTATAGGACCTTCTCAGTTTCTGCGAGAGGACTTAGCCCTGCGATGGTAGATAAGTCAGCAAAAACTTCCATAGGTATTTTTGCCGAACACACATACGTTTCAGCCTCTACGACTTTTGATTTAACGCCCATTGAAATGACCTCCATCGGAAGTTCACCTGGCATAAGTTTCTCTGGTTTTCCACTGCTCTCAATGTCGAGATATGTAACAATTCCAGTTGGCACTTCCATAGGAACGTAAGCGGCCGTTTCCATTAGGCCGCCTACGAGTGATATTCTGTCTTTGATTTCCATTAGATGTTCTTTTTTAATGTCTCGCGAATCTCGCTTAAAGTTGTGGTATTGTGGAACTCACCGTTTAAGTAGATTGCTTGAAGTAAGCCGGTACCTTCGGTAGTCCAAGATACTTTATCATAAAGGCCGATTTGACCGCCGTGTTCTTCTACGCAAAGCAAGCCAGTTGCAGATTTCTTAGTGCCATCGTCGGTGATAGGATCTTTGAATATCTCTTGTCCTTCTCCATTGATCTCACAGTATGTTGCTTTCATCGCGAATCCGAATGTATCACGAGTATTGAATTGGTATGTGAATGATCCGATACCAAGTACCACGTTGGTTGAAGCGAATCCTTTGGCCTCGAGACGGCGGCAGATTTCATCAGCGCGGTCAATGGTAATGCTATCACCATAGATTGCTCCAATGTGTGGATCCAATACTTTGTAACCTTGTTCGTTAACCGTTCCACCGAATACATCCCAAAGTAGTTCAATAACACCTTTCTTTTCAGGACTATGAGAATTTGTGATTGCACCGGTAAGTACATCAAATGTTGCTTTATTTGATTGAATCCATGATGAATTATCATGACCACAAAGAATATCAACCGGATCACCAGAGTCAGGGCGAATAACCAACTTACCATCGCGAGCTAAGATTTCTTCTTTCAAGGCAACGACGTGTTGAGTACATACTCTCCACAAGTCCCATGTGTCGGAAACCACGGAAAGAATGCCTTTAGGGTATGTTTCCAAAAGTCTGCGGAAAGTTGATTCTTCATCTTCTTTTCCACCAGCACACATGACAGAGTGCTCGGTCGCAGGAACGGATCCAGCAACGAATCCGTCGGCACCGTAATACTTACGGGCTCCAAAGATCGCGGGGAGTGAGTCAGTTCCAGAGAAAGATGTGAGGTGACCTAGGCCGGATGAGATAACCGCTTCAGCAGAATCCATGCCTCTCATCGAGAAGTCGTGACCTTGCCAATCAATGAACCAAGCATTTGCAGGATCGGTCTTTTCCATCCACTTGGTTAAAACTTTGCGATACTGATGAGCGATCGTTGCCGATGTCATCGGTTTCCAAAGTAAGTTCGATAAGATTGTTTCCAAGTAGTTTGTCAACCAGTAAAAGTCTGGATGCGTGTTGTAGATTGTAAGTACGGGAACCTTGATAGGAACCAGCGTACCTTCAGGAAGTGCTTTGACTGCAATAGGTAAGTAGCCTAAATCGTGAAGAGCTTCAAAGTGAGATACATCATAGTCTGTACCAAGATACATTGACAATTCGGTTCTCATCTCTTGGCAGACTTCGTCTTTTGGACGATTAAAGAAATCGCGTTGGAATGTTTCGTGAATTTGCTTCATGACCATTTGTTGTCCAAATGAAACAACTTTGTCACACCCATTAGGCGCGTATTTGTTTGATCGTGGAGTAAAGTTTGAGTAAACTTTCGTAGTCCCTTTTGGGTACTGTTGGTGGTGGCCTGTTTTGTAGCCGTCGGTTAAAAATAGAGGATTCATTTCGTATTTTTTAATTATAGTGTAAATTTAACTAAAGATATTGATAGTAGCAAACTTTTGTGAAACTTTTTTTCATAAAGTTATTAACATTTATATGCATCTTATGGTTTGTAGTTTACGATTGTGACTTGACAGTCTTTGAGTTCTGTGATAATGATATGTTCAATGCGGTTCCAATTTCCACCAGCAAGACCTGCGCCAATCTTTGGCATACCAATGTGCTTTCCTGCAAAAACATTATTAATTTTTCGCATGCACACAGTAAATGCTTCATAGTCAAAAGGAATCGCTACTCCATCTGCATGATTACTTCCGTATTTGTATTGTGTGTAAGCATTCACTACGGTCAGACCATCATCAAAAGTTACATAGTCAATGTTACCGAGTTTTTTAATTGTAGGACCCCACGCTTCCATTTCAAATCGGTCGCAACCAAAAGTCTTTGCCATTTGCGGTGCAATTCCTGCACCCATAGTACTTAAGCAATTACAGCCGTGTACTATTACATCAAACTTTACTTCCTTTGCAAATTTGATTAAGTCTCCGTCGATATAGTTTATCATATTGTTATTAAAAGTCTTGGTCTGTACCATGATTGCCAAGGAACCTTAGAATTATGTTAAATGGTTCTACCATAATAAAAACTAAGGTCCTTAGAATGTCTTGTATTGCTTCCTTAAAAAACATTAAATTGAGTTAGCTGTGAGTTTTCTACATCTTTCACTGAATTAGATGCGTAGATTTTTTCGAACCATTTGCTCAATTCATCGAAACCAGCGGAAAAGATTCCGTGCGTTACGATTAAGTAGATCTTAGCGTCGGGTCTTTGGTTTTGGATTGCTTTTGCCAACTCTACGAAAGTTCTACCGCCATCGCAGATATCATCCACGATTACATATTTGAAATCTTCGTCAGACGATGTGTTGATTGGGAGGTTAGGAACTTCGGTACTATTGATCTGTCCAGTATTGATGTCTCGGTGCTTCATTGCGGTGACAACTTTTTCAATCTTAAACTTCTGAGCGACGTCGAAGATCTTTTTGTAAGCACCTGCGTCTGGCGATACCAAGACGATGCGATCTTGCGCGCCGTTCTTGTTGTCGATGTCTTCCAAAGCATACTTAACGATCAAGTGATTGTCGATCTTTTCAAAGTTGTCCAAGCAAGCCTCCAACACATCAGAGTGTGGATCGAGCACCATCACCGCGTCGAACTTTTGAGAATTGATGATAGGACAGATAACTTGCTTCAAGTAGTTTACGTCACCGGGTGTAAAGCGGCGGTCAGAACGAGCACCTATAAAGTAAGGCGAGTATAAGAAGATCTGCGATACACTGTTGTTGCGAAGAGCTTGCGTTGCGCAGATCACGAGTTCCAAGTCTTGGAAAGTATTGAGGCGTGTGTAAATTTTTACCGCGGTATTCTGTAAGAATCCGGGTTCTTGTAAAGTAATGGATTGCTGTCCGTCGGGAAAGCGATTGATCCTAAAAGGAATCTGTGAATTTTCTGGGTAGGCCAGGTTAAGTGTTGATACGTTTGCCATGTTTTTTAATTATAGTGTAAAAATAACTAAAAGATCCCAAAGTAGCAAACTCTGGGATCTAAAGTTATTAACAATTTTTCTATTTTATGTTTAGCAAGGTACCGCTTCCGCCTGCGACTGTTGAAGGCAATTTACCATCCCAGTTCGACCATTTGATAAACTCGATGTATTGCTGTGAAAGTTCGCGTTGTTTGATTTTCATTGAAAGTGCTTCCGCAGTTGCACCAATGATTAACTTAGCAGAGTCACCACGAGCGATTGCCATCTTTTCTTGAGCCTCTGCTTCGGCAACAAGTTTGCGTTGCATAGCCGCCTGTGCTTCCTGTACCGCCTTGGTCTTAGATTCAATGGCTGCTTGTAGTGGTGCTGGAGGTATGATGTTGGTTCTCAACTGACTTACCAAGAACCATTTCGCAACTCGCTTATTACATTCGGTTATGATAGCTGCTTCAAACTCTTCACGCTTATTGAATATCGCGTCGACTTCCCAGCGGTTTGCCACGTCATTAACAGAAGATACGATTGCATTCTTAAGCCAACCTTGCTCGATGTCTTTGATCTCTAAACGCAAGTTCACAAACATATCACCGATTGCGTCGGGTTTTAGAGAATAGTTAAAGCTTGGTTTAATTGTAGCAGAGAAACCACCTTTTGTGATGACTACCTGGTCGGAGTATTCAATATGTTGTTGGTAAGTAGGAAACTCAAGCATCTGCTCAAACCAAGTGTTGTAAAGAACCCATCCTGTTTTGTACTGATAGTTAGATACACCACGGTCGTTTCCTGTTAAGTTTACCTTGATACCTTTGTGACCTGCATCAACACGTTCGATTTTGTAGGGTTGAATGAAGGTTATCAAGAGACCGGCGACTAAGACAATGATTGGTTTGATTAAAAAAGAGGATCCGGTGTCCGTGCGTCCGTATCTGTCAGGTTCTGCTGCAGCCAGTGCTTTTTTGAATCCGCGAAATGCCATCAAGGCTGCTGTGATGATGACTGCGATGATTAAGATTACTGTGATCATTTTTATTTGTTTTTAGAAGTTACGTAATTATAGACCCACACAGCGATCATGCGAATCGTGATGAATGACAAAGCAAGCGTTCCTAACAACATAGAAGCTTGAAAGTAAGAATTGTAATCACGGCTGACTATCTCACCTGTGATGTTTCCAAAGATGATGGTAATAATCGCTGCTAGGATTACATCGATTCCCATCGGATCTGAGATTCTCGAACGAATCATTTCATATAAATTTCTCATGTTAATTTTATACTTTAAGATAACTTTAGTTTTATGATAGGCACTCTGGCAAGTAAAGCAGAGTAGGGTTTTTCTTTTGGATGTCAGGAACTTCACCGTACGCTTTCATCTTCTTGTTGAACTCCAGAACATCAAACCTCTTCGTGATGAAGTGATAGCCGTTCTTTGTCGGAATGACCGCAATGATCTTGGGTCCATCGGGTCTTACACCATCGATGATGTGTGCTGCTCGGTGAACTTCAATCTCATCCTTTGTATCGATGTCGACGATCCACCTCTTCTCGTTGGTTTTGAGTTGTCCAACAACAGAGTCGAATAAGTTCTTTTGATTGTGCTGCCCGTTGCGGATCTTCTCAGCAAGAGCGACCATCATGTTCAAAGAAACATCGCTGTGATTTTGTTTTTGGATGTGAATGTACGCGCGAGCCTTGAACATTTCACAAAGCTGTTTGATTTCTTCATAGCGTTTTTCCAAGTGCTCGATGCTCTCGATGCAGTACGTCTTGATAGTACGAACTGACTGATGATTGTCACGCTCGCCTTCAGGCTGGTCCTTCTTACGCTTGAAAACATAGAGCATGTAGAAATCTCCAGGCTGTTCAAAGTTAAGAAGAGGTTTGATGATTTCTAAGTTGTTGATCATTTGCTTTCTTTGATTAATTCTACAATGTCGTTGTATGCTAATTCACATTCGTGTGTTTCTGAGCCACCTTCTTCAATTTCTGAAACCGCTAGGTAGTAAAAGTCTAGGATTTCGCTTTTAAGATCAGGGTTCTCTTTTACGAATTTGATCACTTCGGTTTTTAAGTCTGATAACTGCATGTTGTATTAGTAAAGGTACTTCATTAAAGATTCGTAAACAAAATCACGGTCTTCGCCAATTTCTTCCAATTGTTCGTCGGTCATTGGTTCACCGTCGTAGTCAGCGCTTGCGATGTAGGCATCACAATAGTCTGGAT